GGCAGCAACGAACGATAACACGAATGTATATTGGAGACTTTTTGAGAATGCAACTTTGACTGGTGCGAGTTGGACAAACCATCCAGATCCAAACTCCTTTATCCAATATGATACTACAGCAACTGCACTCACTGGAGGAACAACACTCCTTTCAGGATTTACGATTGCTGGTGGTTCCTCTCTGATTAATATTGATGATAAAGCAGCAATACAACTTGGAAGAACTGGTATTGGTACAATCAGTGATACTTACACTCTTGCCTGTGCATCTCCCAACACTAACAAGTCAGCACTTGCAGTACTTAACTGGATTGAACAAAGGTAATTTATTATGAGTGATGTATATCTTGGTAATCCATTATTAAAAAAGGCAAATACCCCAATTGAGTTTACTCAAGAACAAATCTTTGAGTTTGTTAAGTGTAAGGAGGATCCCGTATATTTTGCTAAAAATTATGTGCAAATTGTGACCCTGGATCATGGATTGCAACCATTTGAAATGTATCCATTCCAGGAAAAGTTAATTAATAATTTTCATAGTAACAGATTCAATATCTGTAAGATGCCACGACAGACTGGTAAATCAACCACTGTGGTATCTTATCTCCTTCACTATGCGATCTTCAATGATAGTGTCAACATAGGTATTCTTGCCAACAAAGCATCAACCGCAAGAGAACTTCTTGCTAGGTTAGCAACTGCATACGAAAATCTGCCAAAGTGGATGCAGCAAGGTATACTTGTGTGGAATAAAGGTAATATTGAGTTAGAAAATGGATCAAAGATTCTGGCTGCTTCTACATCTGCAAGTGCTGTCCGAGGCATGTCGTTCAATATCCTCTTCCTCGACGAATTTGCTTTCGTTCCAAACCATATCGCAGATTCCTTCTTTGCATCTGTTTATCCTACTATTACTTCTGGTAAAAGCACGAAAGTAATTGTTGTATCAACGCCTCATGGTATGAACCACTTCTATAGGATGTGGCATGATGCTGAGAAAGGAAATAATGAATATGTACCAACTGATGTTCATTGGTCAGAGGTTCCAGGAAGGGACTCACAGTGGAAAGAGCAAACCATCAAGAATACTTCAGAGCAACAGTTCAAAGTTGAGTTTGAGTGTGAATTCTTAGGATCAGTAGATACTCTGATTGCACCATCAAAACTCAGATCATTAGTTTATGAAAATCCCCTACAAAAGAATGCAGGTTTGGACATATATGAAAGGGTAAGAGACAATCATGATTATGTAATTACAGTTGACGTTGCCAGAGGGGTTGGAAATGATTACTCTGCATTTGTGGTTGTAGATATTACCCAGTTTCCACATAAAGTAGTAGCAAAATATAGAGACAATGAAATCAAACCAATGCTATTTCCAAGTGTCATTTATGAAATAGCAAAAAATTACAATGACTCCTATATTTTATGTGAAGTTAATGATGTTGGTGATCAAGTAGCATCAATTCTTCAATATGATTTAGAGTATCAAAATATTTTGATGTGTTCAATGAGAGGAAGGGCAGGTCAAATTGTTGGACAGGGATTTTCTGGAAAGAAGACCCAACTTGGTGTCAAAATGTCTAAGACTGTAAAAAAGGTCGGTTCTCTCAATTTGAAGACAATGATTGAAGAGAATAAACTCCTTCTTTGTGATTATGAGATTATATCAGAATTAACAACATTTGTCCAAAAACATAATTCTTTTGAGGCAGAAGAAGGATGTAATGATGACCTTGCAATGTGTCTTGTTATCTATGCATGGTTAGTTGCACAGGATTACTTTAAAGAACTTACTGATCAGGATGTAAGAAAGAGAATATATGAAGAGCAAAAGAATCAAATTGAACAAGATATGGCACCATTTGGATTCATCTCTGATGGTTTGGATGAAAACAGTTTTGTTGATAATGATGGAGATAGATGGTTTGCAGATGAATATGGAGACAAAGGTGGAGGATTTGATTATATGTGGAATTATTTGTCATGAGCGACTTTGATAGTTTTGATAGGCAAATAAAACTAAATCATCTACTCCTAAATGATAGGAAGTGTAGAACTTGTGGTGAGATAAAGAATCTTATAGATGGATTCTATAGAACTCGTAAGAACAGAGGTCCAGTTGCATCATCTTATTCATATGAATGCAAAGATTGTACTATTAAAAGAGTAATTTCTAGTAGGATGGTATCTAGAGTTCTTGATAGGTGGGAATATCCTGACTGGTAGATATTCACTCCATGTTTCCCCAATGTAAAACACCAAATTCATAAATATTTTCAGATAAACTGAGACTTTTTAGGGAGAAAAACATGGCGACTCCTCAATTATCTCCAGGCATTCTTGTCAGAGAGGTTGATTTAACCGTAGGGAGAGCTGATAACGTTCTTGACAATATCGGTGCAATCGCTGGTCCTTTTGAAATTGGACCTGTAGATGAGGCAATTGATATTCAGACAGAGCAGCAACTTATCGAGACTTTTGGTAAGCCACTCTCAACAGATAGACAGTATGAGTACTGGATGACTGCATCCTCATTCCTGTCATATGGTGGTGTACTTAAAGTTGTAAGAACCAATGGTTCTTCACTCAACAACTCCAATGCTGGTGTTGGTATTGCATCAACCACATCACTGAAGATTGAAAACTATGATGACTATACTTCAAATCACAGTACAGCAACAGACTTCACTTGGGCATCTAAGAACCCAGGATCTTGGGCAAACAGCCTGAAGGTTTGTGTTATTGATAATGCTGCAGACCAAACCATTGCAATCACAACAACAAATCCTGGTGCATCTGGTGCTATTGTTGGATATGGCGTTACTGCAACCCTTTCAAACATTGTAGTTCCTGGTGCAGGTACAACCTCAACATTCAGTGGTTATCTGAAAGGAATTATCACTGGTGTCACCACAGACAGCACTAATGGTAACAGCACAATTGATGTTAAAATTACCTCTAGAGTCTCATCTGCTGGAACAGTATTCCCACTGACATATAAGCAGAGTGATCCTGGTGCATCTTTTGAAGCAGCAGATACAATTAACTTTGTCAATAATTCAGGAATTAACACTGGAACCTCAAGAAGTGCAGTTAGTGTTTCTGATTGGTATGATAATCAGACCCTTGGACTCACAAATTCAGTAGTTTACTGGAAGTCTATTGCACCAAGACCTGTAACCACTAATTACTCTTCATCCAGAAATGGAAGTAATGATGCCCTTCACGTTGCAGTTGTTGATGATACTGGTGCAATCACTGGTGTTCAAGGAAATGTCCTTGAGAAGCATCTGAGTCTGTCCAAAGCAGTCGATGCAACTGCAGATGGGGATGCACCCACAAAGACATACTATAAGAATTATATTGCAGACAGATCTGCTTACATTTATGCTGGATACAATCCATCACAAGCAGCAGATGCATATTGGGGAACCAAACCACTTGCTTCAGGATTCTCTGCAAGTTTTACTGCATACACAATTGGTCAAGGTCTCTGGGGACAAGAAGCTCAAGGTGTGAAGTTCAGTTCAATTGGTAATGTTTCATATACCTTAGGTGGTGGTGTTGACTATTCTGCAAATGGTGGAATGTCAGCAACACTAGCAAGTCTTGTTACCTCATATGATCTTTTTGCTAACAAGGATGAAATTGCAGTAGATTACATTCTTATGGGTCCAGGACTTGGAGATGAATCACAATCTCAAGCAAAAGCAAATAAAGTAATTTCTATTGCAGAATCAAGAAAGGATTGTATTGCAACAGTTTCTCCACACAGAGCAAATGTTGTCAATGTAACCAATTCAACAACTGCAACTAATAATCTGCTTAAGTTCTTCTCACCACTGACTTCATCATCCTATGCAGTCTTTGATAGTGGTTATAAGTACACTTATGACAGATTCAACAATGAGTTTAGATACATTCCTTGCAATGGAGACATTGCAGGTCTGATGACTAGAACTAACATTGTTGCATTCCCATGGTTCTCACCTGCTGGACAACAAAGAGGAACTCTAAACAATGCAATTAAACTTGCATATAACCCAACCAAGGCACAGAGAGATCTCCTCTATCCTGCAAGAGTCAACTCAATCATCAATCAAAGAGGTTCTGGAATCATTCTGTTTGGTGATAAGACTGCTCTGGGTTATGCATCTGCATTTGATAGAATCAATGTTAGAAGACTGTTCCTCACAGTTGAGCAAGCACTTGAAGGTGCAGCAAATGCACAACTCTTTGAAGTCAATGATGTAAACACAAGATCAAACTTTGTCAATATTGTTGAACCATACCTGAGAGACATTCAAGCAAAGAGAGGTCTTTATGACTTCTTGGTTGTTTGTGATGAATCAAACAACACTCCTGAAGCAATTGACAACAATGAATTCAGAGCAGATATCTATCTGAAGCCAACTAAGTCTATCAACTTTGTAACACTGACATTCATTGCTACTAGAACTGGAGTCAACTTCTCTGAAGTTGCTGGTACTGGCGTCTGATTTGTAATAACTAATTAACATAGGAGGACAAAACAATGGCAGCAGCAAAGACCATTTCCCAGTTCAAATCAAAACTTGCAGGGGGCGGTGCCCGCCCTAATCTGTTTGAAGTTTCCATTCCTTCCTTCCCATCATCAATTTCAGATGCTTGGACATCTGGTGACAATGGTGAGAATGGAATCTTCAAGTTCCTGTGTAAGGCAGCACAGATTCCTGCATCAACAGTAGCAGAAATTCCAGTACCATTTAGAGGAAGAATCCTCAAGGTTGCTGGTGACAGAACATTTGATACATGGACAGTTACTGTAATTAATGATGAAGACTTTAGACTCAGAACTGCATTTGAGCAGTGGTCAAACAAACTGACTAAACTCAATGACAACACTGGTGTTACCAACCCAGCATCTTATATGACTGATGCTTATGTTCAGCAACTTGGTAGAGGTGCAACTAAGTTCTCCACAACCAACGTTGGTGGGGAGCACTCAGTTCTTAGAACTTACAAGTTCTATGACATTTGGCCAAGTGAGATCAGCCCAATTGATCTGAGCTATGATTCAACTGATACGGTTGAAGAATTCACTGTAACTTTCCAAGTTCAGTACATTAGCATTGGTAATTCACTTGAGTCCAACACAGCAAATACAACTGAGACTCTGATTGAATGATAAATACTAGAAGCACAAACTTCTAGTAGATATATTGATATGGCGAGATTATTTGGTTTTTCTATTGAAGATACCGACAAAACCCCACCTGGCGTAATATCTCCAGTCCCTCCAAGTAATAACGATGGGAATGAACATTACGTTAGTTCGGGGTTTTTTGGTTCGTATATTGACATTGAAGGAGTATATAGAACTGAGAATGATTTAATCAGAAGATATCGCCAAATGGCACTTTATCCAGAATGTGATAGTGCCATTGAAGATATCGTAAATGAAGCAATTGTATCCGATACAAATGATACACCTGTAGAAATTGAATTATCAAATTTAAATGCTAGTGACAATATCAAAAAAAGAATTAGAGATGAGTTCAAATTTATTCTTGAACTCTTAGATTTTGATAAAAAGGCACATGAAATTTTTAGAAATTGGTATATTGACGGAAGACTCTATTATAACAAAGTAATTGATCAAAAAAATCCTCATGAGGGAATTCAAGAATTAAGATATATTGATGCATCTAAGATGAGATATGTTCGCCAGATGAAAAAGACTGGCAAAGATAGTCTTCTTTCAGCTAGGAACCAATTAAACAATGATGAAGAATCTTCATACAATTTCCCAGAAATAGAAGAGTACTTTATCTATACACCAGGCTCAAATACAGCAACTGGTGGTACTTCATATGGTGGATCAACAAAAGGAGTCAAAATGACTCGTGATTCTATCACATATTGCACATCAGGTCTTGTAGATAGAAATAAGGGATCAACTCTTTCTTGGTTACATAAGGCAATCAAACCACTCAATCAATTGATGATGATTGAGGACTCGTTGGTAATTTACAGACTTTCAAGAGCACCAGAAAGAAGAATTTTCTATATTGATGTTGGCAATCTTCCCAAAATGAAGGCAGAACAATATCTTCGTGATGTCATGATGCGTTATAGAAACAAACTTGTCTATGATGCAAATACTGGTGAAATTCGTGATGATAAGAAGTTTATGTCTATGATGGAAGACTTCTGGCTCCCAAGAAGAGAGGGTGGCAGAGGAACTGAAATCACAACTCTTCCTGGTGGACAAAATCTTGGAGAAATTACAGACATCAATTACTTCCAGAAAAAACTTTATAGATCTTTGAATGTTCCTGAGACAAGACTTCAAGGAGATAGTGGTTTCTCTCTTGGAAGGTCATCAGAAATTCTGAGAGACGAAATTAAGTTTTCCAAATTTGTTGGAAGAATGAGAAAGAGATTCTCATCAATGTTCAATGATATGCTTAGAACCCAACTTCTTCTGAAGAATATTGTAACTCCAGAAGATTGGGAAAAAATGGCAGATCATATTCAATATGACTTCCTTTATGATAATCATTTTGCAGAACTTAAGGAGTCAGAACTTCTTCAAGAGCGTCTGAATCTTGTGGCAACTGCAGAACCTTATGTTGGCAGATATTATTCACAGGATTATGTAAGAAGAAAGATTCTTCGTCAGACTGATCAAGAGATTGTTGAACAAGATTATTTGATCAACAAAGAAATTGAAGAAGGTATCATTCCTGATCCAAATGCAATGCCAATGGAAGGAGAAGTGGAAACTAAGGATGTTGATGTGATGCAAAATTCAATTGCACCAAAGGACGATCAAGTTGATGAGACTAAAATAGAAACCCCTAAGGGTGGAGAGATATAAATAAGGTGAAGTCAAAAATCTGAACAATGGACGAATTAATGGATTTATTGGTGACTGATGGTTCATCTTCACAAATTAGCGATCAGATCAAAGATATTTTGTTCCAGAAAAGTGCAACCAATATCGAAGCAATTAGACCTTATGTTGCAGCATCTCTTTTTGATGATTCTGTAGATTTTGATACTGTTGAGGATTCTGAAATTGAATCTGATGTAGATTTTGACCAAGAGTGATAGTTTTTAATAAATAACTAATAAACTATTCACCTAAAAATGGCAAGAACTAGGATAATTGAAACTGAGGTGGCAACTGCAACTGTGGCTGGATCTGCATCTAGCATTACCAATGCTACAGTTGTAAGACTTCATAATGATACTGGAGGCATTGCAACAGTAGGTGTTTCCACAATTGTTGGAGCTGCATCAACAACATACTTTACAATGCCAGCTAATTCTGTTGAATTTTTAGAAAAATATCCAACAGAAGTTATTTGGACATCCCCAGCTATCAAAGCCACAAAAGTAGGTTACACAGGTTAAAAACATGAAACTCATCAGAGAAGAAATCGAATCAGTTGATTTTATCGTTGAAGAAAAGAACGGTAAAAAATCAATGTTTATTGAGGGAATCTTTTTACAAGGTGACCTCAAGAACAGGAATGGAAGAATGTATCCTATGGAGACTCTGAGAAAGGAGGTCCAAAGATACACAGAAAATCACATTCTTGCAGGTAGAGCACTGGGAGAACTTGGTCATCCAGATGGTCCAACTGTAAATCTTGATAGAGTTTCACATAAGATTGTTTCTCTCAAAGAGAATGGTTCAAACTTTATTGGTAAGGCAAAGATTCTTTCTACCCCAATGGGCAAGATTGCAGAATCACTTATTAGTGAAGGTGTAAAACTTGGTGTTTCATCTAGAGGTATTGGTTCACTGAGACCATCTAGAGAAGGAGTAAATATTGTTGGCGACGACTTTATGCTCTCCACTGCTGCAGATATTGTAGCAGATCCTTCTGCTCCTGATGCTTTTGTTGAAGGAATTATGGAAGGTAAAGAGTGGGTATGGGATGGTGGAATCCTCAGAGAAAAACTTGCTGCAAAAACATATAAGCAAATTAATACTCTAGTTACCCAAAAACAACTTGATGAGCAGAAACTCAATCTGTTTAACAATTTCCTCAACAATTTGTGAGGTTTTTAAAATAATAAATAAATATAGATTAAAATAGGTTAATCGGAGAGTTCAAATGTCTCGTGGAGATTTACAAGAA